AGTTAGGTATTTCTACTATTGTAGCTGGTTATGCTGCTTGGCTCCTATTATTCCGCCGTGAAAAGCAAGTAATGGTTGTAGCCACCAAGTTCAAGACAGCAGCCAACTTGGTTATCAAAGTAAAAAAAATGTTGAAAACCCTTCCTGATTGGATGATGATAGCCGACATCAAAATCGACAACCAAAGTTCATTTGAGCTTTCAAACGGTTCAAAGATTAACGCTTCAACAACATCAGCAAAAGATGCTGGTCGTTCAGAATCTCTTTCTCTTCTCATTGTTGACGAAGCAGCATTCGTAGAAGGCATGGAAGAACTATGGACCGGTATTCTACCAACCATTTCTACTGGTGGTCGTTGTATCGCCCTTTCTACGCCAAATGGTGTTGGTAATTGGTTCTATAAAACTTATGTAGACGCCGAAGCAGAAACAAATTTATTTAAAGCAACAGTTCTTCCTTGGGATGTTCATCCTGATCGTGATGAAGAATGGTTCCGAGAACAAACAAAGAACATGAGTCGTAGAGATATTGCTCAGGAGTTTGAATGTTCGTTCAACATGTCCGGTGAAACAGTTGTTGCCCCAGAAGATATGGGTAGACTTACAGAATTAGTAAGTGATCCAAAATACAAAACCGGCTTTGATAGAAACTATTGGATTTGGCAGGAACCACAAGCAGGAGTTGGCTATCTTGTTTCAGCAGACGTTGCTCGTGGTGATGGTGCAGATAACTCTGTATTCCATGTATTCCGGTTGGATACATTTGAGCAGGTAGCAGAATATCAGGGTAAGCCAAACCACGACATGTTTGCTATGATGCTTCAATCAGTTGGTAAAGAATACGGCGATGCCCTAATGGTAGTAGAAAATAATAATGTTGGCTATAATGTTCTTGATAAGTTACAAACACTAGAATACCCAAACCTCTACTACTCTTCAAAAGGCTCTCACGAGTTCGTAGACCATTACACAGCCGAAATAACTGAAAATGGTATTGTTCCTGGTTTCTCAACCACAAGTAAGACAAGACCACTTATTATCGCAAAAATGGAAGAATTTATCAGAAACAGGATAATTAAGATAAACTCTCCAAGAACAGTTCGTGAATTTGAAACATTTGTTTGGAACAATGGAAAGCCAGCAGCAATGAGAGGCTATAACGACGATTTAATTTTATCATTGTCTATTGGCTGTTGGGTAAAAGACGTAGCACTAACAACCAATAAAAGAGAAACAGCCTATACAACCGCAATGCTAAATTCTATGATGAAAAGCAATACAAGTATTAACACGCAGATACCAGGTATGGTAGGATATGATCGCTCTAATGATGTGTTTAGACAAAAACAAAACGAACAAATCAAGCAAATGAAAGAATTCGGCTGGATTTATAAAGGATAAAATAAATGGCAGATAACATAAAGAAAAATGAAAATAATCCAAGAAACGCTGATAGCTCCTTATTCAAGCAGCTAACCAGATTGTTATCTGGACCTATTATCAATCGCAGAACTCAAATCTATCGTCAAGAGAGAAGAAAGTCCCTTGACAAGTATGCTTTCAAGTTCAAGTCTGCCAGCGGTAAAGAGTTTAAGAAAAGTCAATATAACCCATTCGAGAGCATTCAAACAGCAATGGCCACCAACTATAACCGTGGTGAGCGCTATGCTGAGTTTGATCAAATGGAGTATACACCAGAAATTGCTTCTGCTCTAGACATTTATGCTGATGAAATGACAACCAGCTCAACTCTAGAGTCAATGATGGTCGTTGAATGTCCAAATGCCGAGATAAAAGAAATTTTAAATAATCTTTATTTCAAAGTTCTCAATGTTGACTTCAACCTATTTGGCTGGTCACGTAACATGTGTAAGTATGGAGACTTCTTTCTCTATCTTGACATTGACGAAGAACTTGGTGTAAAAAATGTTATTGGCTTACCAGGACATGAAGTTGAGCGTCTTGAAGGCGAAGACGAGACAAACCCAAACTATATCCAGTATCAATGGAACAGTGCAGGTATGACCTTTGAGAACTGGCAGATTGCTCATTTCCGTATTCTTGGTAATGATAAGTATAACCCATACGGAACTAGTGTCTTAGAGCCAGCCAGACGCATTTGGAGACAGCTTACGCTCCTAGAAGACGCAATGATGGCCTATCGTATTGTTCGCTCACCAGAACGCCGTGTATTCTACATTGACGTTGGTAATGTTGATCCACAAGATGTAGAACAATACATGCAAAAGGTTATGACTACAATGAAGAGAAACCAAGTTGTAGATCCAGAAACCGGTCGTGTCGATCTTCGTTATAATCCATTATCAATAGAGGAAGATTATTTCTTGCCTGTTCGTGGTTCAACTTCTAACTCAAAGATCGATACACTAGCAGGTGGCACCTTTACGGGTGACATTGACGATGTAAAATACTTGAGAGATAAATTATTTTCTGCTCTCAAGATCCCCCAGTCCTATCTATCAAGAGGCGAAGGAGCAGACGAAGATAAGGCAACACTAGCACAAAAAGATATTCGCTTTGCCAGAACTATTCAGCGCTTACAGCGTTCTGTTATCAGCGAACTAGAAAAGGTCGGCATTATTCACCTTTATACACTCGGATATAAGGGCGATGATCTTATTTCACATAAACTTTATTTGAATAATCCTTCTCGTATTGCTGAACTACAAGAACTTGAGTATTGGAAGACCAAGTTTGACGTTGCCGGTTCAGCAACAGAAAACTTCTTCTCCAAGCGTTGGATTGCTAAAAATCTATTTGGTCTTAGCGACGAAGAATTCCTACGCAATCAGCAAGAACTATTTTATGATAAACAGTTTGGAACCGCTCTTGAACAAGCAGGTCAACCAGAAGAATCAGGTGGTGTGGAGCTGTTGGTGGAGACATGTTTGGCGCAGAAGGACCACCAGCAGAAGGCGAAGCTGGTGCTGAACTTGGTGGTGAAGCAGGATTGGAAGGCGAAGCAGCACCAGAAGGTGAAGCAGCACCAGAACTTGATGATACAGGTGAGCCAGCTGATAAGATGTTGGTTGCTCCTGCTAAACGTGAAGACGGTATGACAACCACTCCACGCTCAAACGGAAAATGGTATAAGCCAGTTACAACCGATATGAGAAGCAGTGGAGCAAGGCTAAGAAGTTATCTAGCGCACGGTGGTAGCCAAACAGGTTCAGGTTCTAGAAGAAATGTTGTCGGTTCAGGCGCATTAGAACTATTTAGACTTGGTAATGGTGTTTTTGAAGAAAAACAGCAGGACGAAGAACAGCAGATTTTAGAAACAAACAATGAAGTAAAAACTTTATTAGAAAACCTAAAGGGTTCACGCAAGAAAGAGGTAAACACAGAAGATGAAGCACAATAAAAAACGCAATACAGCATTCCTTTATGAAGCATTAGTAAAAGAATTAACTAAATGTGTTGTCAGCAAAGACAACGAAAAGCGAAATGCTGTTGTATCAATTCTAAAGGAACATTTCTCAAAAGGAAAGTTGCTACACGCTGAACTATCCCTCTATAAAGCAATCAATGAAAGCCGTGGACTCCAAAGAAAGGTTGCTGAAAAAATGCTTTGGGAAGCCCGTATGGAATACGACTTTCTACCAAAAGATAAGATCTTTGCTGAACAGTCCAGAGTAATAAATAAAATTAATAAACATATTGGTTCTTCTGTCTTCAACAACTTTGTCGCAGACTATAAAGATCTTGCTACTATCTCACAGATTCTAAACAACCAAGTTGTTGTAAAAGAGCGTGTTCTATTAGAAGAAGGTCTTGTTGAAAGAATGTGTCAGCAGGAACAAAAGGTTGAAGAACAAAAAATGGTTCCAATGGATAACCTTGTTTATAAAACCTTTATCAAGAAGTTCAACGATAAGTATGGTGACGGACTTCTAAAAGAACAAAAAGATCTTCTTACAAACTATGTCCTATCATTTGGCGATGACGGCCTTTCTCTCAAAATGTTCCTAAATGAAGAACTTGAGAGAGTAAAGGGTAAAGTAAGTGAATGTCTCCAAATGGACGAGATCAAACAAGATCCAGAAATGATGAGAAAAACTGGTCTCATTATTGAAAAATTGGAACTATTTAGAAAGAAGCAGTGCGATCAACAAATGTTGGGAGAACTTCTCAAAATCCAACATTTTGTAAATGAGGCAAAAGTAGATGGCTAAACTTATTATCAAGCAGGGTGAAGAACTAGAAACACCAGAAATGGAGCAAGAGGCAACACCACAAGAGCCAGCGGAACAAAAAACTATTTTTGACGATAAAAAGCCAGAACCTCCTATGCAGGTCGCTCTCAATATGCGTCGTGGTCTTGATGGTCGTCTTATGATTTGCGATCACGATCACATTGATATTGTTTTCTTACCAGATAAAAGCAAAGTCGTTGCTTTTGCAAAAAAAGATTTTTCAGAC